ATGGTCTCGCTCCCTGCCCTTGCCCTGCGCCTGATAACATCAGAGTCAACCGTCAGATCCACAAGGGAATGTGAAAAACTCTCAACACGTTCTTTTGGAAAAGAAGCTTGCTGGGGATTGATATGTACTCCTGCGTCTGAGTCGATCCTCTCCTGAACTCTCGCGCATACGTCATTGATCTCATTATAGCTGTCTTTGAGAAGCTGCTGTGTTATTGCCTCCTTGTCGGTAATGCTTTCGATACTTTTTGACAATTCTTTCCCGATCGTTTGTGAAAGTATCTGAGAGTATCGTGAAGTATCAATGAAATTTGCCCTGCCCGAGTTTATTCGTTTGACAAGTGTGCGAAACTCCGGATCTGTGGCAAGCTTATCGTCAATTATTTTCCTGAGCTGCTCATAATCCATTGCTTTCCCCTTTGATCCCGGTCATTCGGTAAATACTTCTGCTACCGATATATCCCTCAACAGCACCGTTGATTTTTGCAACTGCATCACCAAGTGCGCCGAGTGCAGCAGCA